TTAGTCCACGAACAAATTGTGGTACAACCACATTAGGAGATAGTGGAGATACTTTCAATATTCCTTGTGGTTCAAAAATTAATGTAGCTTCTGGAGGAAATATTACAGTTGCTTCAGGTGCAACAATAACAAACAATGGAACGCAGACAGGTTTCGGTAGAACAGGAACAGTAGATTGGCAGACAAGTTCAATTAAAACATCAACCTTTACAGCAGTTAATGGAGAAGGTTATTTTTGTAATACAGTTGGAGGATCTTTTACTTGTAATTTACCAGCAGGAAGTGCAGGAGCTATAGTTTCAGTTCAAGATTATAACAACACATTTGATGCCGAAAGTTTAGTAGTAACCCCTAATGGGTCAGAAAAAATTAATGGTGGAGCAGGTTCGGTAGGCTTGACAACAGAAGGTCAAGGTTTAACTTTAGTTTATATAGACGCAACAGTTGGTTGGAGAGCAATAGAAGAACAAAGTTATGCAACACAAGGAAGTAATTATATAAGTGCTAGTGGTGGAAACAGCACAGTTACAATAGGAGATTATAAAGTTCACGTATTTACAGGTCCTGGTACTTTTACTGTATCTTCTGCTGGTGCTCCAGCAGGATCGAGTTCCGTAGATTATATGGTTGTAGGTGGTGGAGGTTCAGGAGGATATTATAATGGACCGGGAGGTGGAGGTGCAGGCGGTATGAGAATAGGTTCCGTTGTGGCACAACCAACTATTCCAACAAGAGCTCCAGGTTTTGCAGTTTCAGCAACGGCTTATCCGATTACAATTGGTGCCGGTGGTGCCACACAAAATTATCCAACAAATCATCCAAGTCCCATTCCCCCAGGTAGTCCATCTACAGGTTTAGGTTTTACCGCAACCGGTGGCGGAGCTGGTGGCTATGGAAGTGCTGCTGGACAAGCAGGAGGTTCTGGTGGTGGTGGAGGAAATGCTGGAGCAACTGGAGGATCAGGAAATACACCTTCAGTAAGTCCCGCTCAAGGAACTAATGGTGGAAATGGTTCACCTGGCTCTGGAAACCCAGCAGCAGGTGGTGGCGGTGGTGGAGCTTCAGCAGCAGGTACTAATGGAGCTTGTGGAACATCCGGTACAGGTGGAGCAGGTGTAAATGTTGCTCCTGTTTTTGGCGCGGCCCCTCAACCTTTTTATCAAGCAGATGGTGGTGATCAGGGACCCACAAGTCCTGGTTTTTTTGCAGGTGGAGCTGGAGGAAGTTCTTATAGTGGATCTGGTGGTGCTGGTGGAAATGGTGGTGGTGGATTAGGTGTAAATAATGGAGCAGGTCCAGGTCATTCTGGAACAGCAAATAGTGGGGGTGGTGGATCTGGTGTATCAACATTAGCCTGTAATAGTGGTGGTGGAGGATCAGGAATGGTATTAATAAGGTATAAATTTCAAAATTAATATGTATTTACTAACTTTTAAAATTAATATATAAGGATAAACATTATGGCACATTTTGCAAAACTAGGCTCAAACGGAAAAGTTATTCAAGTATTAACACTTGATAACAAAGATATGTTAAACGCTGATGGCGTTGAAGATGAATCAGTAGGTCAACAATATTTAGAGAAACATAATAATTGGCCTGCACAAATGTGGATTCAAACTTCATACAACACAATAGGCAATAAACATTCTTCAGGTGATGACTCAAAAGCATTTAGAGGAAATTACGCAGGTATTGGTTATGAATGGGATGAAGATAATAATATGTTTTTCTCTAAAAAACCTTTTGCATCTTGGGTAAAAAATACCACTGATGCTAGATGGCAATCACCGATCGGTGATGCTCCAGCATTAACAGCTGAACAAGAATCACAAAATACAGCAGATACTCACAGATGGCATTATGTCTGGAATGAAGCTAATCAATCTTGGGACTTGACAGATTCAAAAGCATAAATTAAAAATGGTGGTGGTATGCAGAAGAAAGTATTAAGCGAACAAGCATTATATTACGGTGATGTCGATATGCCCAAAGATTGGGACATTGACCGAGATAAATTATCAGGCGACATTTTACAATCAGTAATTCAAAACAAAGATTTTCCGTTTTCAAGAACGTGGGATATGTTAAATACCTATATGCGAGATCACGTTAATCTTGAATATGGTTTTACTTTAATTAACAAAGAAACGTGGGGAAATATCTATAAACCTGCGGAAACAAGTATTCCTTTATTAAATATTGATCCAGTGGATCTACGTAACTCTCCAGACTTTACATTATTATATGGTGTAAAAGTTAAAGATTGTAATGTTAGAATACATTATGAAGACAACAGACGTAAAGGAAGAAGTTGGGATATACCATTGACTAATAATCAATTCATTATGTTTCCATCAACTAATATGTATTACGTAACTAATAACCAGAAAGATAGTTTGAACTTTGTTCAAACCATAACATATGAATATATCTAATTACTATTGGTATTTTAGTGGTGTATTAACACCTAGATTTTGTGATGATGTTATAGAATATGCTAAATCACAAAAAGAAGTTATGGCTAGAACTGGTGGTTATGGTGATAGAAAATTAAAAAAAGAAGAAGTATTAGATTTAAAAAGAAAAAGAAACTCTGATTTAGTATGGCTTAATGATACTTGGATATATAAAGAATTACATCCATACGTTCACGAAGCAAATAGAAATGCTGGTTGGAATTTTGATTGGGAAAGAAGTGAGTCTTGTCAGTTTACAAAATATAAACACAATCAATATTATGATTGGCACTGCGATAGTTGGGATAAACCATATAACAGAAAAGACCCAAACAATCCAGAACATGGAAGAATTCGAAAACTATCTATGACTTGTCAATTAACAGATGGTTCAGAATATAAAGGTGGAGAACTAGAGTTTGATTTTAGAAACTATGATCCACATATGAGAGATGAAACTAAACATTTAAGAAAAGCAAAAGAGATATTACCTAAAGGAAGTATTATTGTTTTTCCTTCATTTGTTTGGCATAGAGTTAAACCAGTAACAGCTGGCACAAGATACAGTCTTGTTGTCTGGCATTTAGGAAGGCCTTTTAAATAATGTATATAAATAATTATTTTAACACAACTATTTGGTCAGAACAAAAACCAGAGTTTGTAAAATCTTTAAACAAAGCTTCTAACAAATATATCAAAGAAGCAAGAAATAGAGAAAAAGCATCTATAAAAAATTGGGGTGACTTTGGACGATCATATCATTCAACACCATTAACACAAGACAATGACTTTTTAGATTTTAGAAATTACATCGGTCAAAAGTCTTGGGAATATTTAGATCATCAAGGTTTTGATATGTCTCAATACACAACACTATTTAGTGAGTTGTGGGTACAAGAGTTTGCAAAAAAAGGCGGTGGTCATCACTCTGCACACATACATTGGAATCAACACGTATCAGGTTTTTATTTTTTAAAGTGTAGTGATAAAACATCGTATCCTATTTTTCACGAACCGAGAACAGGCGCTAGAGCTACAAAATTAAAAATGAAACCAGATCAAAAAGGTGTATGGGGTGGTACAGAACTTATACACTTTAGACCTACACCAGGTACATTAATTATATTTCCAGGGTTTTTGGAACACGAATATGCAGTAGACTTTGGACTTGAGCCTTTTAGATTTATACATTGGAATATACAAGCTGTACCAAAAGAGATGGCAAAAGATGTTTAAAAAGAAAAAGTATACAGTTATTCGTCAAGCAATATCAAAAGACCTAGCCGCTTTTGTTGCAAATTATTTTAGTATGCAGAAACAAGTATATGATACTTGTAGAGAACGTAGATACTTTTCACCATTTGAAACTATTATTGGATATTATGAAGGAGAGAACGACCAAATACCAAATACATATAGTCAGTATTCTAACATGGCTATGGAAACTTTATTACTAAAATGTCTTCCTAAAATGGAAGAAGCAACTGGACTTAAATTATATCCAGCTTATACTTATGCCAGAATTTATAAAAAAGGTGATGTTTTAAAAAGACACAAAGATAGATTTAGTTGTGAGATATCTACTACTATGAATCTTGGTGGTGATGATTGGCCAATATACCTTGAGCCATCTGGAGAATTAGGTAAAAAAGGAATTAAAGTAGATTTAAAACCAGGAGATATGCTGGTTTATTCTGGCTGTGAGCTAGAACATTGGAGAGAAAAATTCAAGGGCAAAGAATGCGTACAAGTTTTTCTGCATTATAACAATCGTAAAACCCCAGGAGCAAAGGATAATATGTTCGACAAACGTCCACATTTAGGTCTTCCTTCTTGGTTTAAACGATGATATAATTCTTTGATGGAGGCACGGCACCACCACATACCCCGTGTCTCCTTCTAAGGATTATATATGTTATTAGGATTTGACTCTTTTGCGGCGCTACCCATTTCAGCTTCAGGTAATGAAGGAAATGTAACACTTAATGTTACCGGTAATCAGCTTACAATTAATATTGGAAACCCAGGAATTGTAGCAGATTCTGTTACAGAGCTAGTAGACGGTTTTGACGTTACATTAGGGACAGGTACTGTAACTCTTAATATTGATGTAGATTTTACAGTTACTGGATCTGCTATTACTTTAGCTACTGGAACCGTTATAGCAACGGCTGGGGCCGATGTAGATGTTAGTGGAAATCAGGTTGTAATTTCTTCAGGAACTGTTACAGTAACAGCTGACGCAAATGCTGAGCCTAGTGGCA